GACGTGGCCACATGATGAGTGGCAGGTTGAGTGCTTCAGTAAGGAGGATGCTATTGAGTTAGGCAAGCGACAGTGTGACGCAATTGAATGGGCCGGTCAGGAACTCAACTTGTTTTGTCCTATGTCAGGTGAAACTAGAATCGGATTTAACTGGGCTGAGACCCACTAAGGAACTTATGAATGAGTGAAGTATCTCACCAACCCTGTCCTATGTGCGGCAGTTCAGACGCCTATAGCTATAACACCGAGAAGGAAGTAGGCTATTGCCATAGCTGCGGTCAGTCCGGTAAAGCACCAACACAAGTAGTAAAGAGTAAGGCAATGGAATACAACAAGTATGAGGTAGTGCCAGAGTACACAGCCTACCGTAACCTAACTTCAGCAACACTAAAGTTCTATGATATCAGGGATGTTTACTCATCGGACAAAGGTGAGTTAATCGGACACCAGTACCGATACCCAAAGGGCACTAAGAACCGTATCTTTCCTAAGTCTTTCTGGGCTAGTGGGCTACGCACCGATCAGCTATTCGGTATGGATAGGTTCAATGCAGGTGGTGCAGAGGTAGTGATTACTGAAGGTGAGCTTGACGCTGCCTCTGCCTACCAGATGCTCAACAGTTGTCCTGCTGTGTCCTTGCCTAGTGCTACACCTCGTAGTGAGTTCTGGCAAAACAAGGATATGCTTGAGTGGCTTGGCAGCTTTGGCAAGATCTTTTGTAGCTTCGACAGTGACGGCAAGTGTGATGCTATCCTTAACAAGCTAGCTATGATGTTCCCTAACAAAGTCTACGTTATCCAACATACCAAGTACAAGGACGCTAACGAGTTCCTTCAGGCTGGTGCTAAGGAAGCCTACCGTAATGCTAAGGTACACGCTCACAAGTACGTACCTGAGAACATGTGGAACAGCGGTGATGACTTCCTTCGTATCTTAGATGAAGAGAACACTGGTTCTGTAGTACCTACGGGTATCCAAGAGTTCGACCAGCTTATGGGAGGTCTCTACACTGGCTATCTCTATGTGTTCCAGGCTCCTGCTGGTATTGGTAAGACAGAGCTTATGCGTAAGCTGGAGTTTAACCTAGCTACAGAAGCTAACGTACCTATCGCAGCTATGCACATGGAGGATAAGAAGGCTCGACACTTAGCTGGGCTTGCAAGTTACAAGACTAAGACCAATCTAACACGTATGGAGTCACTACCTGATGATCTAAAAGCTGATCTACGTAACGCTGTTCGAGACATTGGTAACACAGGTAACCTATATCTGTTCGAGATGAGTGAGTCTGACGACCCCAAGGATATCCTACAACGCATCCGCTACATGACTGTAGGTTATGGTATCCGTCACTTCTTCTTTGAACCTATCCAGGATCTAGCTGTTAACCGCACTGATGGTAGCTCAACAGAGCAGTTCCTGACCCAACTATCCACAAAGCTAGCTTGGCTAGCACGTGAGTTAGACATCTGTATCATCACTGTCGCCCATGAAAATGATGATGGTTTGATTAGAGACTGCCGTATGATCTACTCTAGGGCTGGTGTTGTAGTTAAACTTGAACGAGATAAGGAAGCACTTGATGAAGTAGAACGTAACACACTCAGCTACAATAGCACTAAGAACCGAGCCACTGCCTACACTGGTCCAGTTGGTTCACTGATGTTTGATATGGACAGCTTTACACTAGAGGAAATTATCTGATGAACAACAAGAGCTATGTTGTCCTTTCCGGTCATACCGGCCCGTCCTACATTAATATCCAATCCCATCCTTATACGCACCGAATTTACGCTGAAGAGCGAGCCTATGATTTAGCTAAAGAAAACCCAGACACAACTTACTACGTGGCTGAGATCCAGACTAAGTACAAAGCCACTGATGTAGTTGTGACGGAGCTTACCTAAACTTAAGCCTTGACATTACCTAAGACATAGGCTATCTACACACCTATCGTAACCTAACTAGACGGAAACCAAATGAACAAGATTATCACTTTTGAAGCCCACGTCCGCTGGGCTAAAGTCTTCGAGCGTAACCGTGACCTCGGCAATGATGAGTATGAGAAGGGTCGTAAGATCCAACAGATGGAAGGACAGTATGTTGTAGACTGCTTCCCTGCTGACCCTGACAAGTTGAAGCATGAGCTTGAACAGGCTAGTGTTAATATGTCTCCTATGGGACATGATCTCTTTAAGGTAGACGACGGTAAAGAATATGTGAAGCCTCACCGTTACCACACTGGTCCCTTTGCTGAGATGTGCGGACCTCCTAAGGTAGTCGATGCTGATGGAGCACGGTGGGACTCTGATGTAAACATCGGTGATGGCAGCCTGTGTCAGGTTGCTGTTGAGTTGTGGAAACCTAAGACATCAAAGAAGTACTACATCCGACTGAAGGCTATCAAGGTACTTGAGTTGGTAGAGTTTGAGAATCCTGTTGCACCGGAAGATGAGTGGGCTATCTAATAGCTAAGGTTACCTAATGTCAAAACAAAAGCACGTATTGATCGACGGTGACTTGCTTATCTATCGGTCATGCGCAACTAAAGAAGTTTCCAAAGTAGAGGAATGCTGCGACTTCTTCGACAGTATCGTAGACTACATACTTTGGGAACTTCAAGATTTTCCTGATGACTCTAGCTACACTCTGTACCTGACAGGCAAAGGTAACTTCCGCAAGGATATCTATCCAGAGTACAAAGCTAACCGTAGCTCAGGTAAGCCTTGGTTCCCTAAGTGGTGTAGGAACTACGGTGAGTACCGAAAGGTACTGACTGCTGTCAGAGACCACTGCTCCAACACATGGAACACGGAGATCTGTAACGGATACGAAGCTGATGACGGTATCTCTATAGCTGCTCACAAGCTAGGCTTTAAGAATGTTATCGTTGCCAGTTCCGATAAGGACTTCCTTCAGCTTCCGGTGGAGATCTACAACACCAGACACTGGGCTAAGGTACAACCTAACCCACGAGAAGCAAGACGTAACCTCTGGACCCAGGTTATCATGGGCGACTCTATTGATAACATCAAAGGTTGCAAAGGTTACGGTGAAGCTAAAGCCAAGAAAGCCTTGGTTGGATGTAAAACTACAGACGACTACAAGAAGGCAGCGCTGGGTGTATACACTGAAGTCTACGGAGAAGATGGAGAACGTATGATGGAACTTAACTATCGACTGGTTAAACTCTTGAGTTCAACTAAAGAATATGAAGACTCAATCAGCCAAAGCTAAAGGCAGGCGTTTCCAGCAGAAGATAGCTAAGATCCTCACTGATACCTTCGGACTAGAGGAAGGTGATATTGAGTCCAGGTCCATGGGCGCTCAAGGTGAAGATCTTATGCTGTCTCCTGCTGCTAGACGTAAGCTACCTTTTAGCTTTGAGCTTAAGAAACACAAGAGTTTCTCTATCTACAAGGTCTATGAGCAGGCTGTGTCAAACAGTAGCAACAGAACACCAGTAGCTGTGATAGAGCAGGATAGAAGTAAACCTCTTGTAGTTCTCAGCTTTGCTGATTTCCTTAAGTTAATACAGAAATAGGAGACACTCGTGTCTAAAACAGTCGTGGTAATGTCCTGCGCACATGTGATGCCAGGAGTAAGTAATGAAAGGTTTGAGTGGCTAGGTAGGCTACTCTACGACCTGAGACCTGATGAGTTCTGGAATCTAGGTGACTTCTCTGAGATGGGTAGCCTCAGTACCTTCGACAGTAGGAACCCACAGAAGCTAGCTAACCGTAGCTACGAGAAGGATATCAACGCTACACTAGACGCCCATGATAAGATGTGGCACTGGTTCAAGCACTACAAAAAAGGTATGCCTCGTCGTGTCTTTATACAGGGAAATCATGAATACCGTATCGACCGTGCTATCGAGCATGACCCAATGCTGGCAGGAAAGGATTACGGAATCAGTACGTCCCATCTGGGAATTGACACTTATTACAATGAGTACCATCCTTACGATTGTGGCAATCCTGCTCTTGTACTTGACGATGGTGTGTGCTATAGCCACTTCATTAGTAGTGGAGCTTATGGAAAAGCTTTGTACGGGCACAACCTCGGTGCTAAACTCACTGAAAAGATGGGTTGCTCGGTTACTGTAGGCCATGACCATAGGTTTAGCTACAGTGTAAAGGCAGAGGCTATGTTGGGACCGCAGCACGGTCTTGTTGTAGGGTGTTTCTTAGGAGATAAACATGAGTGGGCTGGTCAAGCAAACAGAGAGTGGTCGAGAGGGGTTGCTATCAAGCATGGTTACGGAGGCGGCAGCTACGACTTGGAGTGGGTATCAATCGAACGACTACAGCAAGAGTACGGCTATCGCTGAGATTGACCGACAGCTAAGTATGATTGCTGTATCGTTTAACATTATCTATGACTGTCTTGAGGATCTAAAGAAATGACTGAACCAAAGCAACTAGAACTGTTTCCTTACCAAGACTTTGATGACTACCAGAACTGGACCGACTCTGTTGCCATGTATGGTGGACGGTACGACTCGTACTACTACCCTATCCTTGGGCTAGTCAGTGAAGTTGGTGAAGTAGCTGCTATCCTGAAGAGGACTATCAGAGATGACGAGAGCTATTCTCGACAGCAGCTAGTCAAAGAACTCGGAGATTGCTTGTGGTATCTAGCTAGGGTTGCAAAGGAAGAAGACGTTAGTCTCAGTGAAATTGTCGCAGCTAATAAAGAAAAGCTTGACTCTCGTAAAAAACGTAATACATTGAAAGGTTCCGGTGATGATCGGTAACTTGAGTAACTGGTTTGGCTTAAAGTGTAAGCTCGACTTATGCGAAGAGTATCAGGATCCAGACACTGGAGACTACCACTGCCTTCAGCGTCTCAAAATAAAACAAAAGTTTCTTGGCGCTTGCTATACAAACAAAGGCGAAAAACTCTATTTCTATCGAAAGGTACCTCTATGAAAGCT